GTAGTTCTAGTTCCATCTTCACCGTATCTTGAATTCGACACAATCGGATCATCAACATTCCGGTGCAAGATCAACTTCACAATATCTTGCTGCGTTACTTACTCAAGTAATCCAGCATCGCTTGATAACATCGAGCAACTAATCGAAAGCGTTGTCCTAGCCATTCCAGCAGGTTATGAAGTGAGCGATGTACAACGACCAACAGTCACACAAGTAGGCGCAAGCAATCTGCTAGTAGCCGATATAGGCGTTAGTACCCACTACACGCGAACAGTCTAAGGAGACAAAATGGCAACAACAGTCATCACAGGTCGCGATATTACGCTAACTATCGCTAGTTCAGCATACGGCGATCAAACACTATCAACAACTCTAGCGGTTGAATTAGAGCGCAATGCTTATGAGACAATCGATGGAAAGCAGTATTTCGCACTTGATACAACAGCGACTCTTTCTGTAACCATGCTTGCAGACTGGGGCGCAGCTTCTTCACTATGTGAGGCAATGTGGACAGCGGCTTCATCAGCGCCTAACACATCTCTCGCTTACTCATTCACAGCAGCAACAGGCGCAGTCTTTACTGGCAATGTATTCCCTTCATTCCCAAGCGCAGGCGGTTCAGGCAAGGATGCTCAGGAAATCACATTCGTTCTACAAGGAACAGCAAAGCCAACTCTAACAATTTCGTAATCTAACCAACGGGAGCAAAGATGAAGAAATCAATCACAATTAAATATCAATCTGGGGATCAGGCTACTTATGTGGCCTATCCACCGGACTTCGCCAAATGGGAACTATCCACGAAGAAGTCGATCTCAGAATTCTCAGGAATGTGGGACATCTTATTCGTAGCACACAGCGCCATGAAGAGAGAAGCTGCTGGACAACCAGTCAAGCCTCTCGAAGTGTGGATGGAAAGCATCGAAGATATTGATGTGGACTCTGATAGCCCAAAAGCCATAGCCGCGGAAGTATCGGCCGACTCCTAGTCGAGTTAGCCATCGCAACCCATATCCCGATGAAGGAATGGGAATCAGCGGAAGATATTTTAACGGCGATCGAAATACTACAGGAGCGTAATGAATCAGCAAGAGGTTGATGCTTACAATCGGAGAGAGATCCGAGAAGTAATCAAAGCCTTCAAAGCCATGGATGAAACAGCCATCGAAGAAGCCAAGAAGGTTTCAGGGGCGCTGGCTGATTATGCACTTGGCAAGATTAAACAAGCTGCGGCAACTAGAACTATCGCGACTAAGGTGGCAGTTCGTATCGCTTCAGGCGGTAAAGTTTCAAAGACTTCTAAAGTCGGAGAGATCAGTCTTGGATTCGCTTCTCAGAAGTTCTCAGGTGGAGCAGATACTAAACGCCTATGGGCTGGCATGGAATTCGGTTCTAATCGCTATAAGCAGTTCCCAGCGAGAACCCCACGCTATCGCAAAGGCAACTATGGCTACTTCATCTATCCAACGCTAAAGGCTCAACAGCCTTACATTATTAACGAATGGCAAGATGCCTTCTCAAAGATACTTAAGGAGTTCTAATGGCTGGAGATAGCAGAACCCTTAAACTAGCAATCCTTGGTGAAGTCAAAGACCTAAGCGCAAGCCTTACTAAAGGCTCTAACGAAGTCTCTTCATTCGGTGACAAGATCACAAAGTTCGGCAAAGTTGCCGGGGCGGCCTTCTTAGCTGCTGGCGCTGCTGCCGCTGCCTATGCTGGCAAGTTAGCCATCGATGGCGTAAAGGCTGCGATCGAAGATGAAGCGGCTCAGTTAAGACTAGCAACATCTCTCAAGAACGTAACTGGCGCTACAGATGCCCAGATCAAAGCAACAGAAGATTATATTCTTCAGACAACTTTAGCCACAGGCGTAACAGATGATGAACTTCGTCCATCGCTAGATCGGTTGGTTCGTTCGACTTCTGATGTCCAGAAGGCTCAAGAACTTCAAACACTAGCTCTCAATATCGCAGCAGGCACAGGCAAATCTCTTGCATCCGTATCCGAGGCGCTATCCAAAACCTATGATGGAAACTTCGGTGCGCTCAAGCGACTAGGCGTTCCACTAGATGAATCAATTATTAAATCAAAAGATTTCGATGCAGCGCAGAAGGCTCTCTCTGAAACCTTTGCTAATCAATCATCGATCCAAGCCGAAACTTTCGCTGGCAAGATGGATAGACTCAAAGCGGCCTTCAATGAAGGTAAGGAGCAAGTCGGCTCATACATCCTCGATGGCCTAACTCCCCTAATCTCAGGGATCGTCAATAAAGTAATTCCAGCAGTTCAAGCCTTCATCGGTTCAATCAGTGGAGAAGCAGGAATCAAGAAGGCTCTAAGCAGTTTCGTTGATGGCGTTAAAAGTATATTTATTCCAGTATTTCAAGGCCTTAAATATGCCTTCGACCAGATTAAGAATGCAGTCGAAGATAATAGAGAATCCTTTAAAGCCTTATTTGAATTCATGAAAGTTCTTGCCCCTTACTTCGGCGGCGCTCTCAAGTTAGCCATTCAAGGAATCGGCATAGCCTTATCTGCGGTAGTTAATATCGTGGCAACTCTTATCGATGGATTTAGGACTCTAATCAATCTTGGTTCAAAGATCGGTGGCGCTATTGGTGGAATGTTCGGCGGTGGCAGAGCAGCTGGTGGCCCGGTATCAGCAGGGACAACTTATCTCGTAGGCGAGAAAGGCCCAGAACTCTTTACCCCATCAGGGTCAGGAACAATCATTCCTAACGGCTCTCTTGGCGGTTCTTCTAATGTCATCAACATAACTGTAAATGGCGCAATCGATCCGATCTCTACTGCTCGCCAGATCACTCAGATCCTCAATCGCGAAGCAACCCTTTCAGGTACATTCAACAAGGTTGGAGCATCGCTTCTGGTGGGTGCATAATGCCTTGGAGTCCACAGCCAACGATCTCAATTAACGGAATTGATCGCAAGTCGATCACCCTTGATGATGTACAGATTTCTTATGGTCGATCTTCAGTCTGGGAACAGGCTCGATCTTCTTATGCTCGCATCTCGATTCTAAATACCAATGGGACTGACTACCTATTCGAGATGAATCAAGTAGTAGCAATCAAGGTCAAGAATGTCGCTGGAACAGATGTCACAATCTTTACAGGCAAGATCACTAGCGTGGACAATAACCTCGCTGGATCAGGCACTATCGGAACTAACGCAATCCAGACAATCACAGCAGTCGGGCCGTTCTCTCAGATGTCTCGCAAGATTATCGCGGCATCCAATTATCCTAAAGAGATGGATGCGCTTCGCATGACTCGCATCTTTACAGATGCCGGACAAACCATCGATGTAGTTGATACTCCAGCAATTTATGAATTCGCTGCTCGACCAGGAAACCCAGCAGATGCCTATTCACTAGCCGCCACCTTCGCCCAACAGGCATTCGGATATATCTACGAAACCTCGCTAGGTAAAGTGGGCTTCGCCAATGAATCTCGCCGCACAAACGATGCCAAGGCTAACGGCTACACAGTCATTCCTAACGGTCACATTCTCTGGGGTAATGTCTCAAGCCAAAAGACTTTGGCGGACATTCTCAATAACCTGATTCTTACCTATGATACTGGAACTAAGACAGCCACCGATGCAACAAGCATCTCGGACTTTGGGCAGGTAGATGGATCGATTGCTACTGAGTTGCATAATGCCGCAGATGCTCAGACTCAAGCAGATCGCTATGTAACCCTTAGAGCCTATCCTCGGACTTCCCTCAGCTCTTTTACTATTCCAATCAACTCTACGAATATCTCAGATGCTTTGCGAGACTTCTATATCAACATGAGCATGGGCGAGCCGATCCAGATCACAGCCTTGCCAATCGCTTTGAAGAACACAACTTATCGGGGATTCGTAGAAGGCTATTCATTCTCGATTAACCAGTACGAAATGATCATGACTCTCAATACGACCGACTACACCTACAGCTTCACTCCTACTCGATGGCAAGATGTCGATGCATCTCTTACATGGAATGGCGTGGGGGCTACGGTACAATGGACTACTTACGATGACTAGGGGTAAGCGTGGCAACAACAACTAACTTCGGCTGGACTACGCCTGATAACACAGGCTATGTCAAGGATGGCGCTCTGGCTATCCGCACCCTTGGATCAGCGATCGATACCTCTTTGGTCGATCTCAAGGGCGGCACAACCGGGCAAGTCCTTAAAAAGACTTCTGGAACTGACATGGACTTTGAATGGGGAACAGTATCTTCGACCCCTCGAATTGGTCAGGTAGTTCAGGTTATTACTGGAACATCGACTGTCACCGCTTCTACTACTTATGTTGATGCAACTGATATTGAAGCAACAATCACTCCGACTCTTAGCACTAGCAAAGTCTTAGTTATGATTAACTTTAAAGGCTCACAC